TATTCCTGCTGGGTTGTGCTGCACCACCCATTGAGACGTCGCCTAGTTCCCCAGACGTTAAGAACGTCAGTGAGTACGGCCAGTCCCTGATGCCTTTCTTGCGAAATCCCCGACACAGTGGTCGTGGATGGGCTTTTGCCGAGGGTTTCACGCCTAATGGTGATGGACCCTATAATAGACATGAACGGGCAGTTTTTGCTGTGAATGGCTACAAGCTCATCCGACGCCAGGATTATGACGATGAGCTGTATAACCTTCTCGACGATCCTGATGAGACCAGCAACTTGCTTCTCAGGCCGCTGAGTCCTGCCGAGGAGGTGGTGCTCAACGAGCTGGAATCCCTTTTGATAGATGTGAGCTAGTCCATGGGAGTGCTGATAGCAACACCCAAGGCTGCGGACGCCACCTCTTTTCTATCAGTCGCTACGGCGGGTCAGATCTTCCGCAGGCGGCTGTATACGGAGCTGTGGGACGCTGCTAGCAGCACTCCCGATGCTGAGGACTTCCAGACATCCTCGGCCTTTACGACGGGTTCTACGACGATTGGTGTCGACACGGGGACGGGAACGTTCACGGCCGGCACCCTTGTTAAGTTCGCTGGGCATGCCACGGAATACACAGTTTCTACTGCACTAACTGGTGCCGGAAACTTGTCCATCTCTCCTGGGATCATCACGTCTGTAGCTGATGACGAGGCTGTTGAGCGTTTATCAGCCTCTACTCGGGAGAAGTCTCTCATGTGGAGCACTCAGCTCCTGTCCGAGATGATGATCTGGTATGGCTACAAGACCACGGATACTCAAGCTTTGCCCTGGCCTCGTATTGGGGTCATCGATCCAAGCACAGGATTGACCTACGACAAGGACACCATCCCGGCCATCCTGGAAGTGGCAACCTGTGAGATGGCCCTGGTCCTATTAAGCAGCAATGTCTTTGTCCAGCCGTCCCTTCTGGGTAAGGGTTTCTCGGCGGCGAAGATTGGCCCCATGAGCATCACGGTTGATAATAAGCAACAGACTGAGGTGGTTCCTCAAAACGTCTTGTCGTTATTATCCCCGCTTGGTTACTTAGAATCTGAGGCCAAGTTCGGGTCTAAGGTCATTCCGTTAGGGAGAGCTTGATGGGCCTTCTTGACGAGATCTTCCGGGATGTTGCAGCCTCTCTGACTGAGATCCTGACGGACGAATCAGCCGTTATCTCTTACGTGAGATCTGTCTATGACTCCGTAAACGATGAAACGACAACGATCCGTAGAGAAGAGTCTATTAAAGTGACTCCTCCGACTCCTGTAAACTATGGTCATCTGAGTACAGACAGCACCATTCTATCTACGGATCAGGTTATTTATGCTCCAGCCAAAACACTCGAAGCTCTAACGCCTCCATTCAATCCAAGGCCGGAAAGCAATGTTGTTGTTTACATCCGTCTTGACGGCCGAGACCATAAGGTCATTCGTGTCCGGGATTGGAAAAGTGGTGATTCAGCAGCCCTCCTCGAATTTGTTGTTAGGAGCTGACCATGGTTGCTGTTGGTGGGAACTTTTCTAAACTAGTAGACAGTTGGATCAAGAAAACCAAGCTATCCGTTGATTTAGCAACTCGGGGTGTGTGGAAGGAGCTTTATGGAGAGATCTTGGCTCGATCTCCTGTGAAGACCGAGCGTTTTCGTGATTCTAACCGTATTGGTGTGGGCCGAATCGATAAAACGTTTGAGCCTCCTCGATCCGTCATTGTTGGTAGGGCTCCTTTCCCAGGTGGTCCTAAGCTGGCTGAAGGGGAAGCGATCCTTAATAAGGCTCCTTTAAATGCCACCATCTACATGACGAACAATCTTCCTTACGCCAAGCGTTTGGAACACGAGGGCTATAGCCCTCAAGCTCCTGGTGGAATTTACCGAGCTGCGGCTGCGAGTGTTCAAGGTCGTATAGGCCAAATTATTAGAAGGTACAAACGCTCCTAATGGCTTATCTCGATGAAAGCCTGCTCAAGAGAGCTTTCCGAGCTCGACTCAAGACCGTCAGTAATCTGCCGGCAGACCAGTATTTGGCATGGGAAAATCAGAACTTCCGTCCCCCAGAACCCGATGATGGCCAACCTTGGATCAGGGAACATCTGAGGATTTTGAACGAGACAAAGTCCACCCATTGCTTGATTGAAGCTATCGGTCAAATTCAATATATGGTCAATATCCCAACAGATAAAGGGACTAGGGCAGGTGATGACCTTTCTAGATCGATTGCTGATGCTTTCGAAGCGGGTCAATCATTAAACTTGTCTGGATTGACTATTATCCTAGAGCGTACCGAACGATTACCTTATATCCTCGATCAAACGGACCCTGTCTGGACGTTTAAGACGGTCCAAACACGTTGGAGAGTTTTTACCGTTTCATCTACACCATAAGTGGAGAAGAGGGGTAAGCCTACTGTGGGCTTATCTGAGACATCTTGACCACGACACGTAAGTACGTGTTCCAATCGTACATAACAAAGGGGAAACACCATGGCACCACAAGTTGGAACCCTCCTTGCCTCGGGGTCTCGTGTCTCAGTTCGATACACACGAGAGTACACCCGTGGCGCGACACCGGCAGGTGTCGGCACACCTGTAACCAATGTTGCTACAGAGGCTGTGCCAACATACTCGCCCTACGACACTACTGGGTACTCTGAAGTTACTCGGGGAACTGGAAGTTTCATTGATGATGGGTTTTATCCAGGACAAACAGCTAGGCTGAGTGGCTTTATCCCGCCGACCATCAATGGGGATTACAAGATTGCGGCTGTCCCTGCCGGTGACACTATTATCCTAGTTGATCCTAATGCTGTTATTGGAACGGATTCTGCAGTCACTGCAAATACAGTTCAAATCGTTCTTAAGAAATTAAGAACGACTGGGCGTAACATCAATCTTGAGAAGAACGTTCTTGAGTCCGAAGAAGTTGATGAAGACGGTCAGGTTACGGACGTTCGTCATGGATTCAATCGAGTCGTTGGAAGCCCTGGTTTCCAGCTGTCACTTTACGACTATGACGACTTCATTGAATTCTTCCTGACCGGAACTTGGGTGACACCCGCTCCTGGAAGTCTGACGTTTACCCTTGGTCCTGATCCTGTTGCTTTTACTGGATCGAACTTAATAACCAACGGTATTCGTCCTGGGGATATTATCCGTACAGCTGATGGTAAGGATGTTCGTATTCTTACTATTACAGCTGAAGGCACTGGAACGGCCGCTAACCCTGTTGGGGATCCTATTGCAAGTGTCGATAACGGCGCTGCCACGTTCCCTGGCTCTCGTATGGATCTGACTCCTGGTCTTCTCACGTTTCTTATGGAACGTGCCTTTACTGATGTCGATCAATATCAGGTGTTTAATGGATGTACCGTGAACACCATGCAAATGACGGTCAGTCCTGAAGCTATCATCAATGGAACGTTTGATGTTCTTGGTATGAGTGCTGCAGCTTTGTCGGGTACTCAAGCCAACGGTGTTGGTGTGACTCCGGTGGAAGCTTCTGGTAGCACGCCGTTCGCTGCCTTTGATGGTTCCATTTTTGAGGGAGGTACATTAATTGGTGTGGTGACCTCCATGGACTTCAGCTTGGAGCGTAACCGGAGCTTGAACCCTGTTGTGGGTTCGAAGTTCAGCCCGGACGTGTTCGAAGGAACTGCTCGGGGTACAGGAACTGTTTCGGCTTACTTCCAGGACGCGACCTTGTTTAACAGGTTTGCGAATGAGGAGGAGTCGAGTGTTTGGAATAAGTTCCAGGATCCGGCCGACAGCACCAACTTCATGAACATTGTTTTTCCCCGTGTGAAGTACACGGGAGCCAACATCGATCCGCCCCAAGAAGGTCCGATTGTCATGGAGATGCCTTTTCAGCCCCTCAAGGCGACGGGACTGGCTGCTCCTGGTGGGCTCACGGTAAACACCATGATGACGATTCAGCGCAGTAATAGTTAATTTCTAGTTTATCCACGTTGGAGGACAGCATGGATCTGTCGAAGTACGATACACAGGCTCTTGAAGATGATGGGGCTTTCCTGCATTTGGAAGGCCCCCAGGGTGAGAAGCTTTTTTCTGATACCGATCCCACAGACCCTGTTGGGATCATGCTCCTGGGCATCCACAGCAAGAAGCTGAAGGCTTTGGAGCATAAGCAGCAAAACAAGCGGTTGTCTTCGACCCGTATGGGTCGACGTGGGCAGCTCCGTGGCATCACCTCGGAACAAGTCGAGGATAATGCCACGGAGCTGTTCGTAACTGCCACGGTAAGCTTCAAGAACATCGTGGTCAGTGGGGAAAAGTGGGACGTTAGCCGTGCCAAGGAACTTTACGATAGGTTTGCTTGGGTCCGTGCTCAGGTCGATGAATTCATCAACACGGAGGCTAACTTCCTGGGGGAAGCATCGACGAGCTGATTGCGTATGCTCAGGTCCATTTCAAGCTCAAGCAGCCCGTCGCTAATGCCAAGTCTTCCTCAAACTCTCTTGAAGCTCAGTTACGGCAAGTGGCTCGATCACTTGGTGAGGATGAGGAAGAGTTCCTTGCTAAACAGTTCCCAGAGGACACACCTGATGAACCACCAACGGCCTTAGAATGGCAGTGGTACACCTTTTGTAGGATCTCAAAAAGACGGCAGTACGGCTTTAATGGGCCACAGCCTATTAGCTATATGGAGCTGCAATCTTATGAACGGTTCATGGGATTTCAGTTTCATCCGTGGGAAGTGGATCTCCTGACGGACCTCGACGACCTCTGGATGGAAGAATGCTATGGCAGACTTAGCAGAACTACTTCTTAAAGTTCAGCTGATTGGCATTCAGTTTGGAACGCAGGGGTTAAATAAGTTCGGTAGTTCTGCCCGGAACGCCTCTGCTGCAGCCACGCAGTTTAATAACACTGCTCGGAGAGTGTCGAAGACTGCAACCGGTCTGGGTAAGAATATCTCGTCGATGACCAAGACGGTCACATCGTTGGCGGCTGCATTTATTGGACTGAGGGGAATCACTGGAGCTTTTGAGGCTGTCACCCATATTGAAGTTGGTTTGATTAGTGTTGCCAAGACGGTTGAGTTTACAGACGCTCAACTAAAGAAGTTCGAAAAACGCTTTGATGAGGTTGCCAGCAGAGTAGCCGAGCCTGTTGAGGCTATGTTAGAATTTGGTGCTGTTGCTGGACAGCTGGGTATCCGTGGTGTCCAGAATATCTCTAACTTCGTCGAGGTTATTAGTAAGTTAGCAGATGCTACTCCACGCCTTGCTAGTGAGGAAGCGGCTATTGGGCTGGCCCAGATTCTAGCCCTTACTGGTGAGGGTGTCGAGAATATCGAGAAGATGGCATCAGCCATCACCTTGTTGGAAAACGCCACCAAGGCTTTGTCTGACAAGACGTTGCTCAACGCTACTTTCATTGCCCAATCGACAACGGCTTATGGACTTAGCTCTCAACAAGTGTTGGCTTTGGCCGGTACCTTGGCTGCTCTAGGACAGCGGGCTGAGATTAGCTCGACAGCTTTGGCACGAGTCTTTGGTGAGATCGAAAAAGCTCTTTCTTCAGGGGGCACTCAGTTAAGTCAGTTTGCTTCGGTTGCTAACTTAACTGACCAAGAGTTTAGTAAGCTTTATGCCCAAGATAAGCTCCAAGGTCTCAAGGCCTTCTTGACTGGTTTGGGTGAGTTGTCTGATCGTGGGATCGTGGCTAGTGACGTTCTTGATGACGTATCGGTCAACGGTCTTCGAGCTTTGCGTACCTTGGGTACGTTGGCTAAGAATACTGGTGAGCTTAACCGTCAGATTAGATTTGTTAGTCAAGAGTACAAGGAACCTATCGAGTTGCAGCGTGAGTTCGAGCGTGGTATGCAGTCGGTGAGTGCTGGAATTGTTCGGTTTGTCAACGCCTTAAAAGTCTTGATCAAGAATCTTGCTGAGAAGTCTGGAATTGTTGATGGCATGAAACAATTCCTTAACCAGGCTACGTTAGCTATCCGTGTTATGGATGGCGTTGAGAAAGGGATACAGGCCACTGATAAGTCTGTGTCCTCAATGATTTTTGGCATTAGAACTTTAACTGCAGCCGTTGCAGCTTTTATAGCTTTACAGCTTGCGGCGTTTTTGGTAGCTGCTCTAACAGCTGCTTATCAGTTTGTAGCTGCTTTGATAAAACTTGTTTTTTGGACTGTTAGTGCAACGCAAAGTACCGTAGCTATGGAAGCTTCTGTGGCTGTTATTAGAGGAACTATATCTTCTACTTCCTTAGCTATGGGAGGATTATCTATAATTCTAGCAGTAGGAGCAGCTCTATACTATAAGTATAAGGATTCTGTTGACGAGGCTTCTGATAGTCTAGTTAATCATAAGAAAAAGCTTGATGAGTTAGAAGGATCCCTTGATAACCTTGTGAGTGCCCAAGCAGAGCGAGACTTAGCAGAGAGGGACAATGATGCTGCTGGACGAATTAAAGCTATTGAAAAAGAGATTGCTGTTGTCCAAGGTTTGCGCGTAGAGATAGCTGAATTACAAAACGTTCAAGAAAAAGCAAGCAAAGTCCAACAAATAAAAGACATTATCGTTGAGGTTAAAGCAAAAGAAGGTCGTGTTCCTGTCAAGCTTTTTGCTGATGCCGATGTTGACCTCAGCCTAGTAAGAGAAAAGTTTGGAACGGCTTTCAATGATATTGCGTTTAAATTTCAGGAACTCCTTAACTTTAAGAAGAAGTTTGATGCTGGTAATATTAATTTTATTCAACTATCAGATGAAGATAAGCAAAAAGTTAAGTTTATAGAAGATTTCTATAAGAAGAGGGCTTCTTTCGAACAAAGACGAATTGATCCAACAAATCCAGTTGGACGACATCTTGCACAAAGTCAGTTAGCTGAATTAACTTTTGCTAATGAAGCAGCTGAAAAATTAAAGTCTAATTTTGATGATGCTTTTGCAAATTTTGACAAGGGGGCGCTTGATCCACAGGAACTTCAAGCTGTTACAAAAGAGTTGCTTAAAATCGTGGCGGCGGGTGAAGCCTTTAGTGTTGAGACGTTATTTAAGAATTTTACTCTTACTCAATCTGACTCTCTCGATGTATTAGAAAGGCACGCACAAAAACTTATTGATACTCTCAATAAAGCTAAAACTCTTGATCCAAATAAGTTTGCCACCGATGATACAGGTCGACGTGTCAAGGTCTTGGACATATACACCAAGGGTCTTGAGGAGCAAACAGCTCAGCTCAGACTGACCAAGGAAGAACTTGAACAGCTTAATTTTGAGCAAGAAGTTTTTGATGATGCCAGAAACAGAGGCTTCGAGGTCCAAAATCCTCAGGTCAACGAGGCATTGCTCAAGCAAGTCGAATTGAGGCGTCGGGTTATAGCCACTCTAGAGCAAGAAAAGGAAGCTGCCAAACTATTAGAAGATCAGTATGAAGAGATCATAAAAATACAAAAGCAATTAAACCAGGATGCTCAGGATGCCAACAATAATATTGGTGACTTTGGTTATTCTGATGCTGCTGTAAGAATTAGAACTGCCATGAGGGAGATTGAGGCAGATGTCAACCGACAACTCGACCTTATTGATAAGGTTTCTGCTAATGGTCAAGCCCCTGCCTTAGCAGCGTTTGATATAGACCAAGCGGCTCTTGATTTTCTTGATGATATGCGAGCTAAACTTAAAGAGATTGAGCGTCTTAGCCAAGTTAACATCAACATTGAATTCCAAAAGAATGTCAATAGGGATATCCTTGAACTGAATAGGGCTTTCGAGGATCTCCAGCTCACTGATGCGGAGCTTGAGTTTAATCAACTCTTTGATGGGGTGGAGGATCGGTTTGGAGAGTTCCAGAAGGAATTGAACCAGGCAGATCTTGATGGGATCCTTAATGAAGGAGATCTTGAACGGTATTCAGCAGCTCTCGATAAGACCTTGGGAGATTACCGTAAGGGTATTGAGAACCTCGTCGATTTTAAACGGCTCAGCAGAGTTGTTGATCAGGTAGGTTCTGCCATTGGTGATGGTTTGACCAACGCGATCATTAACCCAGGTGAAGATATCGGAGAGCAGCTGAGCAAGGCTATTTCCGAGGCCCTTGTTCGAGGTCTTATTGTTGATCCCTTTGTTGCTGAATTAACCTCTGGAATCAAGACGGCCTTAGCCAAGCTTTATGGTGAGGAGTTGATTGTCAAGCTGACCCTTGAGGAAGAAGCCAAGAAGGCTTTGGATCATCTTAACTCCGGAGCTTCATTGACATCAGCAGCCATGGTGGATGGAGCAACGGAATCTTCCGTAATCATTCATAATGCTGCCCTCGACTTTGCCGCCATTATCACGACCGCCTTTAAGGATGGTGCTGCTGCGGCACAGTTCTTTGGGCAAGGCCCTTATGGTCCAACACAACCAGCTACAGATGTTGTAGGCGTCACAGCTCCAGAGTTCCTGTCGGTTAATAGTCCTGACTTTGTTGGGCCCCAACAATTCACACGAGAACGGAGCTTCCTCTTTGATGGAGTTGGAGAAGACCCAGAATTTACTGGACCACGAATTGAAGATGCAGCACCAACTCTTGGAGGGCCGCCTTTCTCCCAGGAAGCCTTAGCCCAACAAGTCGCTGTGCCTTTTGCTCCGGAAGTCTTGAAGAAAACAAATGCTTTGGAGCTTGAGAACGCAAAAAGTATTCAGGACGTGCTTAATACTGGATCTCAGTTTACGCAGCCAGCGGAGTCTCAAGATAAGATCCTGAAGCTTCTGGAAGCTGAGAACTTAAGTAACTCAAAGAGTATTCAGGACGTGCTTAATACTGGATCTCAGTTTACGCAACCAGTTGAAGCTCAAGATAAGATCCTGGATATTTTAGATAGTCAGCGTCTTGAGACTGATCTTATTGGACCAAAGGCGCTTGATGCTCAGCGTATTGGGCCAGTGGGACCTGCCTTTGATGGCGTGGACGCTGCTGTAGCTTCGGAAGCGTTTGATCCAGCCTTATTTGAGACAGCTTCTACTGGATTTTCAACATCTATTGATGCCTCAGTTACTACGCTAGCCGCATCTTTAGGGGAAGCTGGAACTGCTTTTTCTGGAACACTGGGGACAGCCGCTACGACATTCTCTGGAACTGTTGGAACAGCCGCCACGACGTTTTCTGGAAGTCTAACGACCGGTGGTACGGCTTTTACCGAAGCTATAGCTGCTTCTGCCCTCTCTGTTAAGGGTGCTGCCGGTGCTCTTGCTATTCCTTCTAAAATTATTGGTGCTAGTGCAGGATTGCTTGGCGAGGCTGCTGCATCGTTAGGTCCTGCATCTATAGGATTAGTCACAGCTTCTAAGTCTCTTGTACCAGTTATTCCTGGTTTATTTGCAGCAGCTGCTACCTTAAGTAGTGCTGCTAAGGAATTATCATATGCTGCTGGTCTTATAGCTGCTGCCAGCCTTGTTGGTGGGCGTCAAGGGCTCGTGGCTACCGGGGGCAAAGTGACTGGATTTGCTCATGGTGGCACGATCACTGGATATGCTTTTGGTGGAAATATCGACCGAGGAGTTGCAGCCTCAATCGTCAACAAGCCCACTCTGATTCCGCAGGTGCTGCTTGGAGAGGGCACCCGGTCAGAAGCCATCATGCCCCTGGAGAAGACCATGGATGGCTCTCTGGGAGTCATGGCGCAGGTTGGTGGGGAATCGACTGTTCTCCCCATTGATCGTCTTGCCAGTGGCTTCCTAGGTGTTCGCATTGAAGGCTACCGAACAGGTGGAACTTTTAATGAATCTTCACCTGTCTCTAACTTCCTTAGTAAGTCTAGGTCGAACACAGCAGCTTATAGTATGGACAACAGACAATTAGTTAACGTTAAACTGGATCTTACAAAACCAGATAAGTCTTCTTCAAAATATGGCACTGCAAATAACTATAACATCACAGTTAATGTAAAAGAGCCCCGCACCAAGGCAGGCGCTAGGTACGCAGGGGCAACGGTTGCCAGAAAAATCACCGAGAGACTTGGGAGTTAGTAAGACGTGGGCTTTCATAACGAATTATTTCCAACAAAGATCGGCTATGGAACCAGGGGTGGGTTCAGCTGGGGTGCAATAATCCATGAGCTGGATTCCGGAGCTGAGCAACGGATTCAACGGAAGAGCATCTTCCGCAAGGTCTACGATGTCTCCATCGGCATCCGGGACATTGCTGACCTGAGCACGATGCGCCACTTCGTGGCAGCTCGACGAGGTGCCGTCCACACGTTCCCGTACAGCGACTGGCAGGACTACTCGACGGCTGCTGATGACCGTGGCACGCCCAGCGAGACGGATCAGAACCTGGGTCTTGGGGACGCCTTCAACAAGGACTTCCAGCTCAGCAAGCGTTACGGGGATGTAAACTACGGCGTGTACTGGAATATCAAGCTACCTGTTCCGGGCACCGTGGTTGCTGCGTTGGATGGAACGCCAACGACAGCGTTCACCGTGGGCGCTGAGACTGGCATCATCACGTTCAATTCGGCACCTGGAAGCGGCGTGACTGTTACCGCTGGGTGCGAGTTCTATGTGCCTGTACGGTTCTCTAATGGCGTCAACGAGCTATTCCAG